AATAAAAAGGATGCCGATTTATGCAAGATTCTTCTTTCAGAAAGAATATAGAAGTAGCAATAGTCGCAATAGCTGTTTTTATTGCGTTTAGTATCGTCTTTTTTATTGCTCCTAAACGTGGAGATGTTGTAGTAATCGATTGTACATGGAGTGAAATAAGTCCAGATTTTACTCCGCAAATGAAAGAAGCTTGTAGACAAGCTAGAATAAAAAATACTCAAAAAGATTTGCAAAAACCTAAATAAGAGTGTATAATACAAACATGGCAATCCCTCTGCCTTAACATAGGAAAATTAATGACAAACGAATTTAAACCCGATCCTGTACTTAATACAAGTGTTGATAGAACATTTGTAGAAGACAAATATGTACCTTTGCAAAAAGAAGTATTTGTTAAAGCAGGTGATATGATGTCCGATAAGGGCTACAAAGAAGGTTATCTTGGAGACGCTATCCGTTTTAAAATGAAACGTGATAAAAAACGTTTTTGGGCTGGCGACAACATCAGTGATTACGTCACAGAAGAAGATAAAGAAAAACTAATTGATGAAGCAACAGAAGCATTTGAAACTGTACTTGATCGTTTACTAATTGATCGAGAGAACGATCCAAATAGTAAAGGTACAGCAAGACGACTTGCTAAAATGTACTTTAATGAAATAATGGCAGGACGCTATGAACCAGCACCAGACGCAACCGCTTTCCCAAATGATTCAGATGACCGCTACGAAGGCATGCTGGTTGTACGCAGTGAGCTTCGTTCTATGTGTAGTCATCATCATCAGCCCGTTGTTGGTGTTGCTTACATTGGTATCATTGCGGCTCAAAAACTTATTGGATTATCTAAGTACACACGTATTGCACAATGGTGTGCCCGCAGAGGAACGCTACAAGAAGAACTGTGCAACGACATTGCAAGAGAAATTGAAAAAGCAACAGGAGCCAAAGACTTAGGTGTTTATATTCAGGCTACGCATGGTTGTTGTGAGAATCGCGGCATTATGGCGCACTCTAGTCTTACACAGACTACAGTCTTAAAAGGTGCATTTAAAGATGACATGGGTACTAAGAAAGAATTCATGGATAATATTAAAATGCAACAGGAGTTTGCACCGCGATGAACGATACTCAATTACAAGATTTGTACGATAGTTTTTTAGAATTTGCAAGTGAAAAATCTATTGAATATGGTCCATTAGAAGTTGCTGCTATAATGATGACCCAAGCACTGACTATCTATAAAAGTTCAATGGACGAAGAAGATTTTAATCGTATGGTTGATACTATGTCAGCTAGTAGAAGTCAAGTTAAAACGTTTAAAAGGCCTACAGTACAATGAAGATTCAAATTCCAGCAGAAGGTATTTTAAAAACACACGATTGGGGCAATACTAAAACTTATCGTGTAAGTTGTGAATGTTCAAATCCAGACTGTGACCATAATGTATGGGTTGAAGCAGATGACCAAGTAGTAGTAAACATTTATACAACTACTAGAACAAATTTTTGGTCAAAAACTCGCTGGCATCATATTTGGACTTTATTGACAAAAGGTTATGTTGATACAGAGTCAACAATTTGCCTAACAGAACAAAGCGCATTTAATTATGCACATACTATGTTAAGTGCTATAGACGATGTTAAAAAATTCAAACAAGAACGCAAAGAAAAATCTGCTACTGCTAAACTAGCAGAACAAGGAGATTGTGCATGAACACAGCCAAAGACATAGCAGACGATTTATTTAGAAAGATTAAATCAATGCAAAAATTTGAAATTAAAAGAGAAATGCCAGATAATTGGATGCCAAACGGAGTTGTTCCATTTGACATACGCATTAAAGATGGTGTTGCTACATTTGATGTTTACGCAGAAAGCTATATCGATGCAGAAGATCAAGTGACACAATATTTAGAAAGAGACGAAGATGAGTAAACTTAAAGTAGCAGAATTATTTTATAGCATTCAAGGAGAAGGACGTTACATGGGTGTACCGTCTGTTTTCTTGCGTACATTCGGTTGTAACTTTAAGTGTGCTGGCTTTGGTATGCCTAAAGGCGAATTAAGTGCAGAAGTAGAAGACATTGCAATACAACACGAAAGAACACCTTATAAAAAATACGAAGAACTTCCTTTGGTTTCTACAGGTTGCGATAGTTATGCTAGTTGGGATCCTCGTTTTAAAGATCTTAGTCCTGTTCTTACCACAGACGCAATAGCAGAACGTATTTGTGAAATACTCCCATTCAACGAGTGGCAAGATGAACACTTGGTAATTACAGGCGGCGAGCCTTTGTTAGGCTGGCAACGCAGTTATCCAGACTTACTTAATCATCCTAAGATGGCAGGTCTTAAAGAAATTACTTTTGAAACTAACGGCACACAAAAGCTGACACCAGAATTTAAACAATATTTGCTAGACTGGCAATGTAAAGAAGATATGTGGAGGCAAGTTACATTTAGTGTTAGTGCTAAATTAAGTTGTAGTGGAGAAGAACGCCACGAAGCTATTATTCCTGATGTTGTCAGAGAATACGAAGAAGCTGGCTACACTTATCTTAAATTTGTTGTAGCAACAGAAGATGATGCGGAGGAAGCAATTGAAACAGCCGACATTTATCGCGAGAATGGTTTTACGGGTCCTGTTTATCTTATGCCTGTTGGAGGTGTTGAAAGCGTGTACACTCTTAATAATCGCCGTGTCGCAGAACTAGCAATGAAAAATGGATTACGTTATAGTGATAGACTACAAGTTCCATTATTTAAAAACGAGTGGGGTACCTAATGGACGAAAAATTAGCAAAGGGTATTTTAGGATCTATAGCATATAGCCAAGGTAGAAACAAGGTATCGGGAAGATCTGTTAAACCTGTGACCATAACTGTTCAAGATTTAATCGATATGTATAATAAACAAGGTGGGAAATGTTATTGGTCTGGATTATCTTTAGATCCTAAGTTTAATAAAATCAAACATCATCCATTTGCTATAAGTCCTGAAAGATTAGATAATTCATTGCCATACGATTCATCCAATGTTGTACTTTGCCGTCGAATGTTTAATCTTGGTAGAATGGCATTTCCAGAAAAAGACTTTGAAGATGCCATGAAAACACTAAAAGAAGAATTTAAAATGAGTGGGGAACATAATGAAAGAATGGTTTAAACGAATTACAGGTATTGCTAAATTAGAAGCAGAAAAAGAACGTTTAGAAAAAGAACGTGAAGAAGCACTTGCTCGTATGGCCGATGCAGCTGCCAAAGAAGAACTAGCAAAACTTACACCTAAAGAACGTGCTACTAAAAAAGGTGAACCTTGGGTCGCTGTATTAGATACTAAAGTAAACAAAGACAATGTACGTAATGGTTTCTTTGAATTAGATTGGAACGAACATTTTATTACCGAACTTAAAAAATCAGGTTACGGATTTGAAGGTGATCCAGAAGAAGAAATTGTAGACCGTTGGTTCCGCGACTTAGCAAGAAATATGCTAGCCGAAGAGGGCATGGATACTAGTCGTGGAGCAGGATATATTAACGTAACTAAAATCGGTGGCGGAAAAGCTCAAGTAGAATGAAGATAGTTGAAACTAACGAATATATTGATCAGTATGATTTTTCTTCTTTAATAAAGAATGAAGATAACGAACAAATCAAATTGATTTCAAAACAGATAATTGCTAACGGTAATTATTTTCAAAATAGTCCAAAGTTTCAAACTAAAGAAAATTTGTTTGGAAGACATGAACCAGTTTTTTTAAAGATGAGACAAAGTTTCATCTACTCGTGTTTTATGTTTCTAGGAAAAGAAGTACGAATTAAAAACATCATGAGCTGGGTGTTTATGACCAGTGCCAAAGACTGTGAAAATAGAGATAACATGTGGCATAACCATCATGTAAATGATAATAATTCAACTACTGAAACATTGAGTGGAATTTGGTATGTACATATACCCACTACATCAAATCCAGATATTACAGGCACAGAGTTTGCAATGGACTATCCAAACTTTAACAATACGTTTTTTCTAAAACCAAACAACTTGACTTGGAACGTATATCCTAGTAAACTGTGGCATAGGCCCGGAATCACCGATTCAGATGAATACCGATTTGTTTTTGCTGCAGACATGGAATATTACAAATGACATACATTTTGGTTGATACAGCCAATACATTCTTTCGTGCTAGACACGTCGTACAAGGTAGTGCCGATATTAAATTAGGCATGGCATTTCACATTACTTTTAACAGTATTAAAAAAGCATGGAATGATTTCGAAGGGAAACATGTAGTGTTCTGCCTCGAAGGTCGATCGTGGCGTAAAGATTTTTACAAGCCTTATAAAGCCAATCGTGCTGAAAGTCGTGCGGCAATGACTGTAAAAGAACAAGAAGAAGACAAACTGTTCTGGGAAGCATTTGACGAATTTAAAAACTTCATTCAAGAAAAGACTAACTGTACTGTATTGCATCATCCGCAACTAGAAGCAGATGATTTGATTGCAGGTTTTATTCAAAATCATCCAGAAGATAAACATGTCATTATTTCGACAGACAGCGATTTTTACCAGCTTATTGCCCCAAACGTAAGTCAGTATAACGGCGTACAGGAACATCATATTACACACGAAGGAATCTTTGATGCAAAAGGTAAACGTGTTAAAGACAAGAAAACAGGTGAAGACAAAGTCATCCCTAATCCAGAATGGCTCCTGTTTGAGAAATGTATGCGTGGTGATACCAGTGATAATGTCTTCTCAGCGTATCCAGGTG